TTGAAGAAGGAAAAGCCGGATGCACCGATTGAAGAATTGGTGAAGGAAGCTGACGCCATTGTTGCGAATGAAATGGAAGAGCGACGCAAGGCTCGTGAGTCTAGCACGAACGCGGTCATCGAAGAAAAGCCTGAAGAAGCTGGCGAAGAAGTCACCAGCAAGTCTGAAGAATAAAAAAAATATAGGTCTCTAGTAAGAAATGTTCAGTATAATACTCAACATCATTACACTCATAATAGTGTTCATTGTATCGATCTTCTTTTTCACATCATCCGAAAATGTACAAAAGAAGATGAACACCGCAACCGAAGTCTTGGCTGCTCAGCTCAAGGATCCATTGGTCACGAGTCGCGCGTATTTTACAGAAAGAAAGCGTGGTTCAACTGGAGAATTTGTTGGTAATTTTCCGTATGATCATACGGACTGGATATATGGATACCCTCTTATCCTGGCCTAAGAATCACGGGTTGCATAGTCTTACCCATGAAAAATCCTAATAAGAAAACAACAAATCCAATGATCCATGTTGATTTATCAATATTGGCGAATATATCAACCTTTTGTTCTTGATGCATGGGAGGTGGGTACATCATAGATGGATACATCATTTGTGGAGCGTAGTAGTCTTGCTGTTGCTCTTGGTTGTGATTCTCACCATGACCAAGATCGATATCATTTTTATTAAATTCAATAGGATTGCCAATGTCTGCCTCCATTTTTATAAATACGTTTGGTTTTTTTAAGCTTACATTTCCTCATCGTCGCTCTCATCATCAACGACGAAGTCCTTTAAATTTCCATTTTCATCACATTCGTCGTCGTCTGAGTCACATTCATCGTCGTCGTCTGAGTAATATTCGTCGTCTGTTTCAATATCACTTCCATCGTAATCGGTGTCGTATTCATCATCTGTGTAATCATCTTCAACCTTTTCATCGGGAACGTATGCTTCGGGCTTCTTAATGACACGACCGGATCTGGAAATCATCGCTTCTATTATAGTCTACTGTTTAAGTATTTCGGATGGAACGCAACGTTTCTGTTGATTGCACTGTTCATGAGCTCCTTTTCGGCGTAATAACCAACTATGTGCGTGAGTTCACTAATATCGTCCTGAAACTCTGTCATTAGACCTATATTCTCAAGATGTTCGAGAGCCTTGTACAGAAATGTGGACCCAATATCCACGTCGTGTATCCACTCTTTAAATAGATTGAAGTTTGTAAGGAACCCATAAAAATTATCTTTGTCGAGGCCTGAGTACATGTGAGCCTGTTTCACAAGTTCATCGAGCTTGTCAACTCGAACATCTTTATGAATGAGCGACTTTGTCAGATATGCGGCGGCAGCCAACAATGCAGCTGACATCTTATTTTTTAGCCGGAAATAAAATTTCCTTGGATTTTGTATTTAAAATATACTTTCTTCCTGTTGTTTTGCATTCTATCGAACTTTTATCGATTACGAATTGTCCAGAATCTGTATCGACGACATACTTTGAACGATTCTTTGTGAGTTTAAAAATTTGAATGGGTTGTATACATTTATTCATATACGCTTGAAGAATGTCAATGGCCTGGGTCGTCTCCAACGGTTGTTTGGGTGGTGGTGGAGTCTTTGTTCTCGATGGTGGTTTTGTATCTGGGTACAATTGCTTGACAATGGTATCTGGTAATCGATGTTCTCGACCTCTGAAATCTGCACAAAATCCATGGTATCGTCCCTTTATGGTTTCACATTTACAGAAACACCTCTGTACTATACCGTTCCCGACGACATGGAACCATATATGATTCGAATTGTGACCTCTACCAAGATTTTCACAGTATTTTGATGTCGTTGAAATTAAAAAGTGATTTTTATGATTGAACATCTTTGTAATGCGAGCATCGTCTTGTCCTTCCATGTGTGTTCGAATGAATGTCTCGAGATATGCCTTTGCATCGTCATTTCTGAACTCATCTTTCATTTCAGCCTGGGAAAAGGAACCCTCTTTTTTCTTTGTGCCATCGAGCGCTGGAACTCGTGTAACATCTGTGACATCTGTTCGTACAATGGACGCCTTGAGTATTTCTGCGTTGGGTTCTTGTGACAAGGGTTTCATCATACACATGATAGGTCCGTACACATACATGAAGATTGGGAGGTATGGTGATTCCGTAATCTTACCCGTGTGCTCACAGTCTGGACATCCCTGACCTTGACACGCTATGTGTTTACCCTTCTTATAGGACCATGGCATACGAAACCCACTTCCTTTTGTTTTTTTAGACAGATCACCATACACCGAATTATCTATGATCTGATTCCATTTCTTTGAACGAAATACAGAAGATAATGTCGCGACGACGTGATCCCTGAGATTAACTGCAGACTCTTGGTCGACAACAAACCCCGGCCAATTAAGATGGATCCCCGTTTTAATCATACCTTCACCAACATCCTTTGGTTTGGATACACACACGAGACAGTCGCGACCTCCAAAAGTTTTAACTTTGTCGCATATGATTCGGGACATTTTTTGGATGTACTCGAGATCCAATGCGTGTTCATCTTTGTAATCGATATCCAAAAAGAAATTATAGGTTGGACTCTTCTGTTCGACCACGTATAACTTTTCCTTGTTAATGACCGCCTTCATATACTCTTCGCAAAATTCGTCAATTTTATCAAATGGCACGGAAAGGACACCACCGTCCATGAGCACATGTGATAAATTGTTTCCATTGTTCAATTTATGTGTAGAACACCACGCCTTGAACATACTTACCTGTATTACGTGACATTCTTTTAATCATCTTGTGTACAGTCATATTGAAGAGATCGCATGCAAGACACATCCGCGTGTTCTTTCAACTGAGACGCGAGATCCTTTTTAATAACAAGAAGTTCGTAGACTGTATTATCTTTGACATTTTCGATATATTGATCCGCCCGTCGTTCACTATATGCCTTGTTATCAATAAGAAGATCTTTGATCTGCTTTAAAATGTAAGTTTTTGACTTCATTCTATTTTATAGAAAATGTTTTTCTATTAAGAGAAGTCACACACGAATAAAACTCTGGATTTTGTATTACATTTTTAATTATGAGGTCCCACCTCTTTCTAGTATTAAACTCTTCTAATGTATCGAAACTCATAAAATCATTTTCATCGAACGTCTTTTTGATTGGTTCTTTGTTAATCTTTTTCAAGTTTGTCTTCATCTTTTCATCATTAAATTTTTTAATAAGATTGATCTGGTCTGGGCGTTTATAGTTCACAAAGAACACATACACGTTATAGATCAGGTCTGTCGTTGCATTTTCTTTAACTGTAAAGTTAAATTCGGTGTATTCACCTTTCTTTAGTGACACTACACCACGTGTCTCTTCTTCCAATTCACGGAGGGCACATCTGAGAGGATTGAATATTTCACGTCGTCGACACCCACCTGTGACAAATATCCAATCCTTAAACCGTCGATCTCTCACGGTGAGAAATCTTGGTCGATCTCCCTCAAAGGTTACTGGGATCGCGATTGCTTTGTATTTCTTCATTGCTCATTTAGCAAGTTATAATAGACGAACATGTTTATTCTTCCTTTTTCTCCTCGGACACAGGAACGGGAGTCGGCGCAACAACCTTCTCCTGCTCTGGTTCGACGTGCTCGATGGTCAAATTCTTCATCAAATTCATAGAAAAGGTCTTCACCGCGTGTACATCTTCCTTCGTCTTTCGCATGTCGTTGAACATGTAGGCGACAACACCTAGGCATACGATGACACCAACAATCATCATGGTTTCTCGGTCAATGGGGAGCATTGTTATGTATGATCAACGTTCCAAACTTTTAAGCAGAAATAATTGCACCCATTTTGGTCTTACCCTTTTCTGTACACGCGTCTTCACCACCTATGAATTGAAGTCGTTGATACCGCTCGGCATCACATTGATTCTGTGTCGGCTGGACCTGCACAATCTTTTCGAGTGTCCTGGATTTTGGATTATACGTGAGCACGAACACAGCACCTAATAAGAAGACAATCAACCAAAAGTTCATTTATTAGTAGTCAACATAATATAATGTTTGGTGAGAGACATTGTATTATATTTGGGAATAGATGTAGAGTTTTATAATTAGTTCGAGTACATGAGGCCACCCATACCATTTTCAACCCGCAAAATGTTATAGTTCACGGCATAGATATCATCCTTAAAGTCGTTCGTTTCGCTGAGAATGCGCGCAGAATCGAGGCGAGAGAAGTTCAACGAACCCGT